AACAAAGATACATATGTGATTGAAAATGTCTAGAAAAATATTTCCAAAAGCATTCCTTATAGGATGTGACAAAGAAACCGAGTGGATGCTTGAGTGGTTCCTAAAGAACTACAAATTCCACGGTAATGAAACAAAGTTAATGTTTGCCGACTTTGGTGTGAGTCCAAGGAAGGCAACTATGATCGACAACAATTCATTGTTCCTCGGTCGTATGGAAATGGTAGCCAAGAATCCACAACACAGTAATTGGTTCCTGAAGCCAGAAGCAATGTGGTTTGCTCCTGTGGAAAAATGTATTTGGTTGGACTTGGACATCGAGGTAAAAACAAACATAGATGATATGTTCGAGTACTTAGTGCCTGACAAACTGTGTATGGTTGAGGATAAACCTTGGACCAAACGCCGTGGTGAGGTTTGGCATAACTCTGGTGTAGTTGGGTTTATACATAAACCACGTATTCTGAAAGATTGGGCTTTAAAAACATCTGGTGGTAAACATGGTCAAGTAGGAGACCAAGAGGTGTTACACTCTATGTTAAATCCAATCACAAAGATTACTTACGTGCATGATTTGCCAAACAAGTACAACGTTGTAAGGCTACAGGTAGAGCACGATGATTATAAAGGTCCTATCAGCTGTATGCACTGGACCGGTAAAAAAGGTAAGGAAAAGATTAGGGAGATGATGGATGCCTAGAGTTGCTCATATTGTCGGAAACGGCGACATGGCTGACTTGTATAACAAGGAAACACGGAAGGGGTTAACACTTACCTGTAACCTACCTCCGTTTCCTGTTAAAGCATATGCTACTGCTATTGTTGATTTTAAGTTTACCAATGCTATTGACAAAGGTGAAATAACCGTACCTGGGGAATGGATTATGGGTGTCAGACCTAAAGCATACTGTGAGAGGTTCCCTGCTTTCCAGATGAGGGTTGCTTCTCAGATAAAAGAGTTCTATACAAAGAAACCAAAGTATGCAAAGAACTACACTGACTTTAACTGTGGACACTTTGCCACATATTGGGCTCTTGAAAAAGGAAAGGCTGATGTGGTGCACCTATATGGTTTTGATAGTGTTTTTGATTTTAATCTACGCTCATATTCGGACCTTATTCTAAATTCTGATCGTGGTAATATGAACAACAATAGACTAATCGAGAACTGGCGACCCATCTGGGAAGGCATGTTTGATGAGTTTAAGGATACCGAGTTTGTATTTCATCACAAGCACGATGCCATAAAAATGAATAAACCAGAAAATGTACGCATTGAAGTAAATAAATGATTTACATTTTAAATCAAATGTGATATAATAGTATTATGATTGCAGTTGAACTAAATGGTGGGACTAACGAAGAGCGCGACCTTGCTTGTAAGGCCGTGTTCTTTGCTTTAAAGTTCCTGATGCCTAGAAAACAGAACCTAGAAATAGACCTAAACATAACAGACCTTGAAGGTGATGTTGATGGGTTCCAATGTTGTATAGATAAGGGTGAACACGAAATAGAGATCCAACAGGGTCTTATCGAAGAGGACTTTATCACTGCAATCTTCCACGAGATGGTTCATGTTAGACAACACGAACGTGGTTTACTAAAGGACCACGGCATCCGTAAATCGTGGAAGGGTGAGGAATACCTAGGTATCTATGACACCGTTGATACCTACAAGAACCTACCTTGGGAGGAAGAGGCGTATCGTCTACAAGAGGAGATGTACACAAAATGGATACAGATGTAAATATCTATAAAAGACAGATGCAAGAAGAAGTCAAAGAGAAATATATCTTGTATAAAAGAATTGATGAGTTAAATAAAGAAATACAGAAGCTCAAAGATCGGCTATATAAACTAGAAAATAAAAAAAAGTGAAAAAAACACTTTACATGCACAGAGTTTTATGATATAATAGTACTATAATAATTGAGGAGCTAAATTATGGAACAGAAACTTTACGATCATATCATGGAACAACGTGCTGAAGCAGAAGCATTTACTGCAGCTGCCCCTGGTAACTTTATGGGAATGCTTCCACATCCAGACGAATTTGTTTATTGGTCAAGCCGCGTGCCATCTGGCACAATGGCCGAGTTTGAACGTGTTGAACTCGAAGAGTCTGCATATTACATGGCAGCGGATGCTATGAGTAAAACATATGCTCGTTCATTGGATTTCAGTAAACTGACCAATGATGAACTAGTTAATTTTTGTGCCCAAATGGGATTGTTAATGAAAGCGGATGCTGCACAATGACACCGTTTGGGTTTTTAGAGTTTGAGGTAGACGGTTGGCAATACCGTATTGAGCATGATGATGATCCAGTGGATCGGACTCGTAAGCTCTGGCACTGTCTTGTTGATCCAGATGGTGCACATTACTACCGAGAAATTGACGAAGCAATGGGTCCATATAAAAAAGCTTCTATGCAAGAGGTGAAGGACATCATTGCACATATCAGTTTTCAGTCATAGTCTTACATACGGTTGGACGATAGAAGATTATGACTGGACCGGTTTTCCTGCGAGGTAGAGCAACTTAGCTCCTCTCTCATGCTCCCTCGTGGGAAACCTTATAAATAGGATAGTCTTGGACACGCAGACTTTAAAGTGAGGTGGGATTAGGTGGAAGCCCTATATAACAAAAGGAGAATGCACCCAGTACCATTAAGTATACGCTGGCTCTGCTCAATTTAAGGGTGATGCCTCAATACATCCGCGGTGGCCAACGGTTAGCCACCAACAACCCTTGGAGAAACTAATGATTGAAGGCATTTTATTTTTAGGTCTAGTTGCTTGGACCAACGCAGATTTTTTCAACACAAAAGTTGAACACGAGGCAAACGGGTACACATATTGGGAAAAGCTAGAGCCGTGTAGAGCTCCAAGTACTGAACCAGGTGTATACTCAATGCCAATTGAAACACCAATCGGGAACAAGTATGTATGCTACAAACAGGTGAAACGCCCAGACTAAACCTAGGAGATTATCTTCTTTGTATTGGGACAGCGTGGTTAATTACACAGTCTATATTCCTTGGAAGTATATTCTGGTTTGTAATTGGCTATATGTTCTTTATCAACTATGCTGTATGGAGACGTGAAAGTGTCTGACGATGATTTTGATTTCGGCTTTACAGCCGTAGACGAGCACGAACTTGAAGTCGTAAAAAAGAAGCAGGATGTCATTGACCAACTAGATGTTGGACAGAATGTCACTCAAGATAAACTTGATAAACTCTATAATGCCATCACACCTCTACTCAACAACCTAAAAGCAAACCCAGAGAAGGAATATATTCTCTGGCCTAATCGGGTTGCAAAGGTAGATCAGTTTGAAGAAAAACTGAGAAAAATTTACAATTCATAGCATTTTTTTGTTTACATCTTTAGTTTTTTGTGATATAATATTTACATAATGAAAAGAGGAGTGACATTATGCAGACTAAAGCAGAACGTATGGCTATGATTCGTGAAGCCTCAAAAAAGTTTACTAAAAAACTTGAGCGTAACCAACGTGTCCGTAAGACCGAAACAGAGTCTTACTTGCCGTATGGATACCCTGCATCTAAGGGTTACGATGATGTTAATATCAATCATTGGACCGATGCTTCTAAGTATGCGGAGGAATATTATGGTGAGGCTATGCGCAACACTACTCGTTATGATAACGATTGGAACTGAGGCTAGTGGATATGCCGCAGAGCTTGGACAAGAGTGCAAGTATACAAGAACAATAGAGGTTGACAGACATGGTAATACCGTTGGTAACCAGACGTACCATTGCAAAACTGCTCCACGTGAAATCATTACCAAAACAGAATACAAAGAAGTTGGTACATGTGGCAAGAAGCTTCTATTCGGTTGGGACTGTGATGAATTCCAACCAGAAGGTGACGACCTGTCGGCCGTCTTAACTACAATCTATAGTATGGGATTTTTACAATGAAAAAATTAATTGGTGTCGGTGTGTTATTGACTTTGGCCGCTTGTGCAGATAAGGTTCCGCCTGATGCGGCTATGTCTGCAGAAGAGTTCAAATATAAAAAGGCTCAAATTGAAGATCAGATTCAGCATATGCCTGACTGGTTTACAGCTATTCCAGACGAAGAAGATGCTGTGTTTGCGGTTGGTACTGCTATTACACCTGACATGCAGTTGTCTGTTGATATTGCTACATTGTCTGCAAAGACCACATTGGCTGACCGTATTGATTCCAAGTTGCGGTCACAGATGAAAACATTCAAGGCCAAACTTGGTGCCGATGATTTTGCAAATGAACTTTCACATGAGTTCGAGCAAGCAACAATTAACATCATTGCCGATGCAGATGTTGCTGGTTATCGTGTAAAAGAAGCTTCTATGGTACCGAACGGTACACAATATCGTGCATATGTTCTGCTTGAATATACCGACAGCGAAGCATCAAAGATCATGAAGAACCGTTTTGCTCGTGACAAGATGCTTATGTCCAAACTACAGGCCGAGAGTGCATGGTCAGAACTCAATACTCGAGTTGATAAGATGAACGACGATGAACTAAAAGAAATGAGTATCATTGTTGATGCAATCTCTGATCTACCTGTGCATACTCCTGCTCCTATTCCTGAAGCACAAATCACTTTACAAAACTAATAAGGTGTGATATAATATGACTAGGATATTTACAATTCTGATTGTTGCCGGTATTGCCTATTGTATAGGCGCTGGTTACACGATAAAGCAGTCTATCACTGCTATCAACAAAACTCTTGATGTCACTATCGAGACTTTGGATAAATCAAATCAGATGTTAAAGGAGATGACCGAAGATGATGCCTGATATGACTAGTGATCGGATTACGGCCTATCGTGTATTCAAAGGTGAGATTGAAAAGATTATGTTTATGAAAAAATCACCACCCGATAATACTAATCCGAATCATATCAGCGGGATTGAGGCCCTCGTTATAGAATATATGCGTAAGCGGATGGCCGACATGATTAGGAAAGGACACAACGAATGACAATGCATATGATTCGTGCCCGTGTGGTACACAAGTCTAAGAAGCATAACCGCAAGCCTGGATGGGAAAAAGCCGAGGCAGAACATCAGGCCTTCTTGGACAAGATGGGAATCAAGCAAGGTGTCAAGTCCGATTATCGGTATGAAATGCCAAGCTATAAAACCGAGAATAAAATCCCTACCTCGGACTATGTCGGTAACGGTTTTAAGAAAGCCGCAAAACAATACACTGGTGATGAACTTGCCGGGATTGGTACACTACATAAAAGCAACATGGTTCCAATTCGTAAAGACTCTAATGATGCAAAAGAAATAGCTCGTATGAGGAGAGGATAATTATTGTCTCAGTACGATAAAAACACTTTACAATTACTTAAAAATGTGATATAATATATTATGATTCATTTTTGAGAGGAGTAAATCATATGGCATTACCTAAGAAAACACGTAAGAGAAAAGCATTACCACGTCGTGTCCGTTCAGGCGCTGGTGCTATTCCAGTTGACAAAGGTTACGAGTCTGCCAAACAATATATCCATCTGGAAATCCAGAACAAAGACTTGGTGGATATGTTCAAGGCTTATGTCCGTAACAACTATTCCAAAGATGAGCTTAAGGCTGTATCTGCTAACCCAGAATACAAGATGTGGAATCATACACACTATGTAACTATTGCGTGGTGGTTAACTATGGAACATCCACGTTGTGAAAAAGTAGAGTATTGGGAACCTAAACTCAAGAACTACATTGCAGACCTAATTAACTCTGGTCTTGCTATTCTGGCTGAGAAAAAAGCAGAAGTCAAAGAAGATGTCAAGGTTGTATCTTTGTCTCCAATGCAGAGACTACAGAACAAGATTGGCAAAACAATCATGCAAGACCTACTGGATCTAGAAGACCAGTGGATTGAAGGTGAAAAGACTACACTGGATGTCTACGGTCAGTTCCAAAAGCATGGCCTTCCAGGATCTGCCACGGCTCAAGTCCGTCAGTTACTAGAAGGTTGGTTACTTGATTATGAAGATGCTTACCACAAGCGTTGTGAACAGGCTGTTGAGGGTTATTCACACCTTAAACGTCCAGAAATTAATCGCCGTATTAAAGCTATTCAAGATATGTTATCCGACTTGGATAAAATCAAGAATGCCGCTAAGGCAAAGAAAGCAGTTCGTATGCCTAAGACTAAGTCTGCAGACAAACAAGTTGCTCGTGTTCAGTATAAAAAAGAGGACAACGACTACAAGTTGGTCTCTATCCCACCAATACAAATTATTGGTAAACATAGACTGTACACATTTGATACCAAGGCTCGTGTTATCAAAGAATTTGTAACCGGCGCCGTAAATGGTTTCCAGATTAGTGGTTCAACACTTAAAGACTTTGATCAAGTCAACAGCCGTTGTACACGACTACGGAAACCAAATGAGTTTCTGCCTATTGTCCAGGGTAAAACACCTAAACAGATTGACAAAGAGTGGCAAAAACTTACCACAAAGACCACGGTTCCAAACGGCCGTATTAACAAAGACACAATCATATTAAGGGTGATGGACTAATGGCTGAAACCGTAGAGGAACAGTTCCTCACAAAGACAAAGTTTTCCAAGTTGATAGAAGCAACAGTGATAGATAAGTCTATAGGATACATGGAGGCCATTCTTTTGGTATGTGATAAACATAACATTGAACCCGAGGATGTCCGCAAGTTTGTATCTCCTATCATCAAGGATAAACTTGAAGCAGAGGCCATGGGATTAAACCTATTGCCTAGAACAAATGCAATTGATTCTGCTCTTTTTGAGTAAATCGTGTATAAATATCTGTACATTACAGTGTACACATGTTATAATACTACAGTAAAATACTACAGCAATATAAGGACAATACGATGTCATTCGAAAACTTAAAACGCAATCGCGACCAAATCTCAAAACTCGTTCAAGCTGCCGAAGCAGCAGGTGGCGGCACCAATGAAAAGAAAAACTATGGTGACGACCGTCTCTGGAAACCCACAGTAGATAAAGCAGGTAATGGTTATGCCGTACTCCGGTTCCTTCCAGCAAAAGAAGGACAAGAATTACCCTGGGTCCGTTACTGGGACCATGGATTCAAAGGACCAACCGGTTTATGGTATATCGAAAACAGCCTTACTTCTATTGGTCAACCTGACCCAGTTGGCGAGCTCAACTCCCGTTTGTGGAATTCAGGTATCGATGCAGACAAAGAAACTGCACGAAACCAAAAACGCCGACTCCATTATGTAGTTAACGCACTTGTTGTGCAAGACCCTGGTAACCCTGCGAATGAGGGTAAGGTCATGCTATACAAGTTCGGCAAGAAAATCTTTGAAAAGATTATGGATGTAATGCAACCATCTTTTGCCGATGAAACACCTGTTAATCCATTCGACTTCTGGGATGGTGCAGACTTTAAATTGAAAATCCGAAATGTTGAAGGATACCGTAATTATGATAAGTCAGAGTTTGCAAGCGCATCTGCTCTCCATGATGGAGATGAATCCAGATTGGAAGCAGTCTATAACCAACTACATGATCTCAGTGAGTTCACCGACCCCAAAAACTACAAGTCATACGACGAGCTCAAAGCCAAGTTGATGCGTGTGTTGGGTGAGGAAACCGCTTCTGTTGGTGCACCTACCATGGCGCAGACACAGATGGTTAATGAACCAGTTGCTGCCCCTGAACCTCAGATGATGGAACCCATCACTGCTGAGGAAATGAAAACTGACGATGATGACGATACAATGTCATACTTCGCCAAGTTGGCAAATGAAGATTAATAAGTATCATGAACCGAATCGGTCGCAGAGGTCTCTGCCGCTACAATGGCATTGCGCTCTGTGGCCATTTGGATTAGTCTTCGGTCACTGGCATCTAGTGCAGTAACACCATAACCTTGAGGCACTGCACCTGTTAAACTCGGCGCCGTTTGTGCTGGTATTGATACAGGTGCGAGTGCTTCATATAAACCCTCTACACCTTTTCTTAAAATATCCAAATCTTCTGTTTTTAGATTTTTGAGGCCTTGGCCAAACCCTGTCTGGCGTGTACCTACCAAATTTGAAAGCCAGTTTGCATCATCATCTTGTAATTTACCACCGTTGATCAAGATAGGCAGAATCCTCAATGCACGACCAACATCCATCATTGTCTCTGCAATTCTAGTAGCAAAGGATGTTCCCATTTCCATGTCAGCAATGTTCTTGAACGAGACAAAGAAACGGTCAAGTGATCCACTTAATCGGTCCATATTGGTAATAATTTCATTGTCAAGAGTTTTCATTGGTTCTAAACCATCGATCAAAGCTTCAATAGGTGTTCTATTTGCCGCGGCCTTATAATCTGTATTGAACAAGAAATCAACAAAACCTAAGAAACCGTCTTGGAAAGGCTTTATTGTTTCATTAAATGTTTTCATCAGATCAGAACCAAAGAATGACATTAGTGCAGAAGATATACCCTCCAAACCTGAACCTAGGTTATCATCAAACTTAATATCCTCGAATGCCTTAATACCTTCTGCTGTGTTTGTAAGTAACTGTTTAAATCCTTTACCAGGTTCATCTCCAGTTAGTTTACCAATTACTTTAACACCAGCATCACCTGCGGCAATGCCAGTAAAGAACGCACCAATACCTAAACCTATAGCGGCAAAACCACCAGCAACTGCAGTTTTACCTCCAGGAAATAACCCTGCTAAAACTCCAACACCACCTAGTGCGGTTAATACATCTAGTGTCTTTTGATCGAATGCACTTACTGCCTCACCAAAATTCATCATTACGGTCTTTATGGATTCACCGTTTGAGTTCATCCACTGAATAGATTTATCACCACCAGCAATTGCTGCAAAGAAAGCAGCAATACCAACACCGACAGCGGCCATTCCAGCAGCCGCCTTTGCAGATTTGCCAATACCAAATACAGCACCAAATGCGGCACTACCAGCGAGTAAACCACCTACAGCTATAAGTTGATCATTATTTAAAGCACCTATACCAGCTGCAAAATTTTCTAGGAATGTTTTTAGGCCTTCGCCAGTAGATTCCATTTCGGTTATGGCCATGTCAGCAGCACCAAGGGCACTAAAGAAGCCAGCAATACCAATACCTACGGCACCAAGACCCACTACAATGTCACCACCACCAAGGCCTGGCATGGCTGTGAATAAAGCAGAACCAGCAAAGAGTGCACCCATTGCTTTTAGATCTCTATCACTAAACGATGCAAGACCAGCGCCTAGGTTTACCATGAGTTTTCTAAGATTGTCACCGGTACCAAATTTTTCCATGATACTTTCGGCACCACCTAAAGCCAAGAAGAATGCACCTAGTCCAGCACCAGCGGCTCCCATACCAACACCGAGTCCAGCAAATGCTCCACCCATGCCCGCAAAGTTCATTTGATTATTTGAACCTATAGTTTTACGGTTGTCTGTTCTACTACGGTCTATACCAACAAATTTACGACTTGTCTCACGCTCTTTTTCAAGACGATCACCTTCAGCAGCTTTTTGTGCAATAAAATGTTTTTTCAGAAGTGTAGTCAAGACGGCAACTTCTTGTGCAACGGATAATGTTGCAGCGTAGTTTTGGTCCGCTCGGGCCGTCTGGTCTAAATTATTAGCCTTGAGAGCCTTAATTACATCTTCTAATGTTTTTTCAGCCATTTTATCTACCCATCTGTTGGTATTTTAGTTCTTCTTCTTTTATATGGTCAATCAACATATTCACATAAACTTCTTTTTCCCATGGTATCATCATGTCTATCTCATTTAAGGAGTATTTGTGATGTTGCATTAAGTCGAAGTTTGTTTTATAATGCACCATTAGGTTTGTATGAGATAGACATATTAGAAAAAACTTTGCATACCCTCCAAAGTTAATTTGTTATCTTTACCACAGGCATCACATTTAAATTCCACATCACATTTCACTGAAGGCATGTTTTCCATGTATTCGCGAATTTGTTGAAACTGTTCTGAACTCATCTGCTCAATAAAATCCACAACCTCAGAGCGTGGAACATCTTTAACCAAAATTCTCTCATCTTCTGTACAGATAGCCTCGATTGATTCCACAATCAATCCAAAGATACGGTCTAGATTTGACCCTGTACCAACAACCGATTCATTAGATGCAATGTCGTTATATGTCGGTTGTTTCATTTCAACTGTAATATCATCAGTCAATTTAATTTTATTTGATTTTACCTCACCATCAACCTTAATGTCATTCAGATCAATAGTCACTGGTGTTTCACCATCGCACTCACATTTTAGATTTACTTCTGTCTTTTCACCAACAGACTTACCCCTAATCTGCAAGAACATATATTCAACGTCGTATGATGTTAACTTACTAGGCTCAATTGGATCCTCAACACATGACACGATAGTGTCCAGAATTGCAGTTGCAATCTGTTTAGGGTCTTGGGATTCCATAGCAATCAGAAGAATTTTTTCCTCTTTGACCACAAACGGTCGAATACGGACTTCTTCTTTTAATGATGGAATAGTTACCGTATATTTCGGCATACTATTTAGTTTTGGTAAAGCCATAATTTACTCCTTATGAAAAAATAGACCCAAAGCCGCCACTCACTGAAATAAAGCCTTGGGTATCATTAATCGCTTTCCATTTTGTGTAGGACAACTGTACAGTAACCTGTACAAGTCCGTCGAGTTCATTGTTTAATTCAATAGCACTCACCGTAGTTGGGAATGCATTCTCAAGTTGTACCGAGTACGAAGTACCTTGCCCTACACCTATGTTGATTCCTACTGGACCAAAGTCAAAAGACTTATTGATGATAGGTTTGCGCAGTTGGTGAATTTTTACATCACGCTGGTATTCGTTCTTGTATTTTACTAATTGTGTTTCTTCGTTGACAGTAGATGCCATCCACTTGTCAAAGTATTTCTTTACACCGTAGTCATTTAGTGCATAGAATGTCATGGTCACATCATCCACAGCATATCCATATGCCACTTTCTGATATTCCATACCGATTCTACGGTCGTGTGTTAATATCTGTTTGCCTGGTAAAGATGCACTTGCACATAATAGATTCAGGTCACCACCACCCATGCTACCAGATGTAACAAGTGATGTCAGAGCGGATAATAAACTACCGCTTGCAAAGTCGGACGGTAATTCAACAAGGAACTGATTGCTTCTTGCAAAACCTAGTTTGGATGAGGCTAAACTTTTTAACTGATCAACACTGGCCATTAAATCATCTTCCTTGAATCTCTATAAACTTGATTTGAACTACTATTCTGCCAATCAGCAGTCGGTAAAAATGTAGCAATCTCCCACTCGGGCGCATGCACTCTTGCCAGTCTGCTTCTTACTTGAGAAAATAGATATTGTTTCACACAAGGTTTATAGAACCTAGTCTTTGCTGTAGCGGCCAACATCTTATAGGTTACGTTGAACCTTGTTGTCTCGTCATATCTTTTATTTGTTGTGGTATCCATTAGAGAATCCAACAACTTGGCTCTCAGTATGGGTGGCAGATAATGTAGATTCAAACCCATAAAGCCTTTTGGTGCACCACCGATGATGATAACCAAAGGAAACTTATCGTAGTATGGCAAGGTGTCCTTATGTTTTGCATCATAGAAAAACATATTCATGGAACCGATAAGAGGATTCTGCTTGTTAGCAAGAGTAACCTCATCTTGGTTCATTAACTGGCTACGATTAATCCGACGCATATCTTGCAGTCTTTTACGGAACCATTCACGTGACTCATCGGTACGTGGATTGATTCCGGCACGAAATGCCTCATAGCCTATCTTTTGAAATAAATTTGCCATACCACTATTTATAACTATTTTTTGGATTTTTTGCGGTATGGTTTCAATGGTTTGAGAGGTTTTAACTTACCTTTTTGTTCCTTCATGATACCCATTGACTTGAGAGTATTTTCTGTCCATATCTGAAACTCCCACCCACGGTCCTTTGCATATTCATTGGCCGCTTCCCACTTGTTCATATTCTTGACATATGTCATGGCCTCACCGATATACCGTTTGGATTTATTAGGGTTCTTCGGTAACTCGGTTTCTTTTTCTGGTTTTATCTCTACAAGTATTGTCTTACCATTAGTAAAAGTAATTTTCAGATCCACAAAGTACCTGTGCATCTTTTTATCAACGTCCCATTTATAGGGTACAACTGTTTCCTCTGATGACCAATACTTGACACTTGGATTACCTTCACACCACATAAAGCATAACTTCTCCCAGTGTGATCTATATGTCACTTTGTCTGGGTCTCCCCTGTACTTGCCTAGGTTCTTTACTTTGTATTTGCCTGAATATGCCATGGAACCGTATAAATAGGATTATAAAATTCTATTTATTAAGGATGATATAATGACTTATGATCCAGTGGGTACGGGCCCCAAAGCCACAGATGCATACAGAGAAGCCAATCTAAAGGCTTTAAAAGAACGCAATGTGCAACAGCCACAAGTATCAACGAAAAAATACAATGCACCTGTAAGTGCGGATCAACAGATTGGACTGACAGGGCAAAGAATATCTCTCAAGTATCCACTTGATGATAACTATCTTGCATATATTCAGTATCGTACACGTGAGGTTGTGCCTGCTGACTTAAAAGATGTACAGTCATTATATAGTAAATTCCAATCGTATACAGAATTAAAAAAGAAACAAGTTGTAGAAGCTGCAAATGAGATAAGATCTAGATTTGAAGCAAGTAGTGGTAGTACATATGATGAAGCTGGGGTAAATGTACCAATTACCTCTACGACCGATGAGAGTCAAACAACTGAAGCACGCCAACAAGCAGCTCAATTTAAAAATCGTGGTGGTTCCGTTGGACTTTTAAATTTTAGAACACAATATACGGATCCTGAAAACATTATCAAGTTGTATATGCCTCAAGCTTTACAGGTACACGATAATGTACAGTATGACCAAGTTGGTCTGGGACTGGCTGGGGCCGCGGCTTTAGGTGCAATTCAATCTGGGTCTGGGGTTGTAGAAGCAGCTGCCGCGGCCGCATCTGAGGCTTATAGCTCATTTACATCATTGTTTGGACTAGGTAATAACGGTAATGCTAACATGGCCGGAGAAATCGGCAGAGTTGCAGCTGCAAGAGCAGCAGGTTCTGTTCGTGCATTAACACCTCAAGCAATACAAGGTGCAATCGGTCTTGGTTTACAAGTAAAGGTTAACCCAAGCACTCGGTCCATATTTACTGGTGTTACTGTCAGAAACTTCTCATTCGTATATGATTTTTATCCAACATCTGCATTGGAATCACAACAAGTAAAGCAGATTATTAAAACATTTAGAAAACAGATGTATCCATTGTCCATCCCTGCTGATGCATACGAAGCAGGGTTCCCACTTGGATATAAATTTCCAAATCTGTTTGAGATAAAATTCCGTATTGCTAATCAGAACATTGACATGCCACAGCCACTTATGTGTTTCCTACGTGATGTGAGTACAACTTACAACCCAGGGAACATGACATTCCATGAGGACGGTAGTGCATCTCATATTCAGATGTCTTTGCAATTCCAAGAGTTCCGTGCACTGAATCAGCAAGATATAGACAAGGGTCATTAATATGTCTAACTTCTTTAATAATTTTCAAACAGTTGACTACGCATTTGGTGACGACTTCATCAAAAAAGGTGGTGGTGATCTTTACCTTGAGTTGTTCCAAGACATCAGTAGTTATGTGGACGTGGTTGATGAGATTAAAAACCAAGCACCTTTTTATGCAAAGTACTATGTGCTAGAGAATGACAGACCAGACCAAGTGTCTCAAAAAATCTACGGAACCACTGATTATCACTGGACCTTTTTTATTATGAACGACCACATTCGCCGTCAAGGGTGGCCTTTGTCGATGCAAGAGTTGGATAAAAAGGTCAAACGTGATTTTCCTCACAAGTACATCCAAACAAAATATGATTTAACTGGTGTGTTAATTCCAGGGCAGAGAGCCGTAGGTGCAATCAGCGGTGCCACTGGTGTGGTTTTAAAAAGAAACCTAGACATAGGTGTTGTGGTTATTGATTCAGATGATCAATTCCAAGCGGCCGAAAATGTTTCTAATACATCATATACAGGTATCACTAAAGCAGTAACCGTTGATAATGCTGGATTTGAATACAATTCACCACATCATTATGAGGATGGTGACGGCAATCCAGTTGACATTGACCCTGCTGTAGGTCCAGGTGCACTGGTTAATGAGGTTACACACTATGACGAGTACATTAGGCAAAATGATAAATTAAAAGAGATAAATGTAATCCGTCCTGATGCAATTCAAAATGTTGTTGGGGCATATTTCGAAGCACTTAAATCATGAGCACTGATCAACTTAAGGTAGGCGGTCAGGAAGGTTCATCAACCTTTCAGATTGTCTCGGCAAATTTAACTTCCAGCAGATCACTATACACAGTGGATATTTCTTCTGTTGTTAGTGAACTTGCCGTCTACGAGCATCTAGACAAACCGTATGTTACTGGTTACCTAACAATAGTTGACAATGAAAAACTCATGGAAAGATTTGATTTCCAAGGGGCCGAGAAATTTGAATTTGTATTTAAGAAGTACGGTCCAGATGCCAAGAGTCTGAACAGAACATTTATAATCCAAAATGTAGAAAAACAAATTAAAACAAATGAGTTTACTCAGGTTGTCATATTTAAGATTATTGACGAAGAGGCATTTAAATCTGGACTACAGAATGTAAACAAAGCATATAACGGACAACCTTCAGATATTATCCAAAAAATATTACAAGATTATATTGGGGATGGTCAAATAGAGACATCGGTAGAAAACCGTGTGCAAGATACCATGAAGGTTATTGTTCCAAATATGACACCATTGTCTGCAATGCAATGGGTGAAAAATAGAGCCATAAACAGAAATGGATATCCGTTTTATCTGTATAAATCTGCTTTTAAATATACAGGTAAAGCAGACTATAGGTTTGTAGACCTAGAAACAATCATAGAATCACCAGTGATAAACGAAAAACTACCTTTCAACGATGTTCAAGCTCCTGGCGCTGGCACATCTAAAGCTAGAGAGTTGGTGATTCATAAGTTGTCTGTTCCTGAACAACATGACCTATACGATATGATTGATACCGGTGTGATTGGTTCTGTACAAAGATACTATGATGTATCCAAGGCAGATTTTGAGTCAATAGACTTTAACATAAATAATGATGTCATTGTTGATGCAATGAAACTTAATAAAAGACAACAGAAGCCAATCATTGACGGTAAACTTGCATATGATGAGGTTGCCATATCAGATTATAAGTCTCGGTATACAGCACATATTACAGGATCAAAAGCCTATAACAATACAAAATCTTTTGATGACGGTACAGATCCAGGTGATAACCAAAAGAAGATTAAGGCTTTGGCCATCAAGAAACTTATGGAAAAGGCACCAATCAAGATTACGGTAGATGCTGCAGAGTTTATTAATGGTGATGACCATCTGGGTGTTGGTAATAATATCCGTATTATCACTAAGGCTAAAACAGAAAACGTAGATGAAAAGATTGATCAGAGAATGTCAGGCGATTATACTATAGTTGCTGTTAACTATGCATTCAAGGTTGGGGCAGCTAATCAGGCAAATGCAACTATACTTTGTACAAAGATAGCCGATCTGTCAACAAACACTATTACTAGATTAGGTAAAGGCGAATGATACCAACAACCTATAGAAAATTTTATGGTGATGAAACTAGGTGGTTTGTCGGAACTGTTCTTGATATCAATGATCCTGAGCAGTTGGGTCGTGTTAAAGTCAGAATTTATGGCGTGCATCCTGATAACCCAAAAGAAGCAGGACTTGGTGACCTACCATGGGCACCAGTTGTTGTCAGCCCATTAGAGGGTGGTAGTTCAGGTATTGGTGCCAATACAGGTATTAAACCTAGAGCACAAGTGTTTGGGATATTCCTTGACGGTAAAAACTCACAGTTACCTATGGTTATTGGTTCCATACCAAAATATGAAACACAAAGTGCTAGAAACCGAAGGCCTGTTGATGACGATGAAACAAATGTGACGACTGAAAATAGAATACCACCTCCACAAAAACCTTTAACAACTCCAGCAATTGATGGTGAGAAACTCAGAGGTGACACAAATGTGGAAAAGGCATTTAACTTCTTTATCAGTCCAGAAGGTGGTGGTTTCAGTCCAGAACAAACTTGCGGTATATTAGGTAACTTTGCTGTTGAAAATGGAATCATGCTTAGAAATGATAGGGACTTTGATCCAACAATCACTGCCCTTGAAAAGGATGGTACTCGTGCATTTGGTTTGGCTCAGTGGAATGAAGCAGCAAGAGCAGGAAACCGTCTTGGTGAACTGATTAAATTCTCTCAAGAGAACGGGTACGACCATAGAACAATGTATGCACAATTATCGTTTACAAAGTATGAGTTATACAAGTATCCATATCTTGGACTTGCTGATCTAATAGAAACAGAAAGATTAAGAGATGCAACTGTAGTGTTTGAGAAAAAATATGAACGTCCAGCTGCTGGTTCCACAGAGAACCGAGTAACAGAGGCTCGTAAAATTTACCAAGAGATTGTATCATGACCACAGGTACCGTAAACAAACAACTTATTCAAAATAAAGTAAAAGAAATATCACTAGCGGCCGAAGAGTTTGCAGAGGCCCAAAAAGCACTCATTGAACAAAGAATATCTACAGAAGGTAGTACAATATCACTTAAGGTTGGTGACGAAGCCTCTGGTTTTAAGTCTATTACGGCTAAGGTTGGTAAGGATCCAGTTACCGACGGTCCTGTTATGTCGGTAATGACAAACAACATACCTGGAGTTGACATATCAAAGAACCTTACATCAACATCTGACGTGACAGCAATTACAGGTAAAGTCGCATCCTCTGGTGTGCTAGATGAGGTTGTCATACAAGCAAATCCAAAAGCCATGAACAGCGCACTAACCGAAGTTGCTGGTGTAGCCAAAAACAAAGTAGCGGATATTGTGTCTGCAGCATCACCAATTAAAGACAAAATCAAAGATGCAATTAATATTGAACAGACTGGTGGGTTTTCAAAAGAAGCAGGAAATAAGGCAAAGGATGCATCACGCAAAGTTAGTATAGAGTTAGGTAATCCTTTCGGTAGTGATAATCAATTTGGTTCCATTATGTCCGGTATGAGTAACTCATTGCCAAACCTTGTTTCTTTAGCATTCGGCCAAGGCGGATTTAAATCACCAACAGTTGATACAAACTTTGTTCCAACAGGTACTCAATTACTTAATAATAGAAATATTAAAGTAACACCACCTCCTATTGTGTCATCTAACGGTATATCAAATCTATCTAATGCACTGACTAAATCAGCTGGTGGTAATCCAGATTGGAAAAAGAAGATAGAAGATGATGTGTTTAAAATCGGCCAAGATGATGCTAAGTGGCAAGGGTGGAACTCTAGAGGCATAAGACGAGGCGGTTCATATTATTTCAGACCAATGGCCACGTATGATCATATTGAAGCCGAACTAAGACACGCTGCAAAGAACCGAGAAATAACTACTCTAATTTTAGGTTGGACTGGTTTTGGTAATAACATGGATTTGTATGGAGTTGATTTTATCCATGAGCAGGTTAAGAAAAAAGATGTTGAAAAGTATGGGGCTGATGTAGTAAATGCTAGTCCATTCGATTATGGATTTAATGTACACGCATATCTTCACCAAAGTGGATTAACCGTTAAATGTGTACCAATGTCACGAAGAGTTTTTTCAAAGAAGAATCCCAAGTTGCAACCGCTGTTTGATAACTGTATAGCGGTAATGATTAATGCAGGAGCCAATGTCCCACAGAAAGAAGTAAGGAAAGGTGATACAACTCAACTAAGTGCTGATACTATTACACCACGTCAGTGGGAAGTTATTGATGAGTTCATCAGAGCATTTATAAAAGTATTTCCTGGTGGTGAAATTATTGGCCAGCGAGATTTTAACAGCGAGAAAATAGGACCTGGGTTTGATGTAAGAGCATATGTAGCAAGAAAGTTTACAAAAGACTCTACGTTTACCGAAGAAAAAATCGAGTCAATACCTAGTGCATCTGAACTTGCTGATAGAGAACCTGCTACTATTGTACAACCACAGGTATCCCATAATAAAACACCAAACATTAATGCTACTGTGAAGAGTGCAACGGCTAGTAAAGTAGATCTAACATCCGTTGCAAGTACATTCCAAGCAGACAATAGAAGTGTTACTGACTTGATCAGACAGAAAACACAAGATGCAGAGAGCATATTAAATACTACAGGGTCTGGTATCACAAATGCCTCAACGGCAAACCTTGATACATTGGCCGATAATAAACTAACACAGAACTTGACAAATAAATTTGAGGCTGTCAAACAAGGATTAAAATTTGACAAAATCAAGCAAGCATTTACGAGGCAATACTAATGTCCGAAGTTGACGCAGAAGATGCATTTGATGAATTTGGAGATGAAGGCAAAGACGGTTATAAAGACCCTGCTGGTAATTTCCCCAAACGTGAATACATTAATGTAGCATCAACCAACCTAGCGGCTCGTGGTCTGAAAAGAAATGAGCTGTATATCGGTGGTGGTGATGTTGACATGAACCTTGACCTAAGAACAAATGGGTTGTCTCAGTATCCACTGAATCAGGTACGTGAAACTGTCTCTGGACACGTAACAGAGATTGACGATACACCAGGATCAGAGAGGATTCTCTATAAACACAGGACCGGAGCAGGTGTAGAGATGAGACCAGATGGGACAGTCATTGTTTCATCTCGGTACAATACAATTCAGATTACAGGTAATGATCACAAAGTAATTGTGGAAGGTGATGGTGATATTCACTACAACGGTAACCTAAGACTTCATGTATCTGGTAATATGGATGTAGAGGTCGGTGGTGATTATAATCTGAGAGTACATGGTGATAAACGTGAGGACATCCGTGGCGGCGTAGAACAGAAAGTTGTTGAAAACCATGAAACAAGAATCACGGGTAACAAGTCATCTTACGTTTTGGGGACAAGCAGTGATATTGTCCTTGGTGATAATAATAGCATGGTAAAAGGTAACAACACTGAGCGTGTGCAAGGTAAACAGGCTCAGTATGTTGGTGACGATATTATCATGACTGCACCAAACGACATCAACCTTACCTCTAAGAGTATCAACATTGCCGCTGAGGATCTGTCTGCTATATCAACTACAGGTATTATCGGTGGGGACAATGTAATTTATTATGCTAAAAATTACTATGGCACATCTGCGACATTTACCGCCGGCGTTACTGCACCAACATTTACTGGTGATTTGACGGGTAAAGCCGATGATGCAAATCAGGCAGACTTTGCAACAACCGCAGGTCAGGCACCTCTTGGTCCTGCTGGTTCTCCTGGATCAAATACAAATGTAGCAACTGACACTACGGTCCGAACAGCGGGTGGTAGTTCTATAAATGCCCCAGGTCCAACATCCGCAATTATGAGTCAATATCTAAATCAGTCTGACCTTGGTATCCGTAATGTCAAGATTGATCAGGGTGATGCCATCCGTGATGCTATTAACAAGTCTACGGACTATGGTGGTATATCAAAAGTTGGTCTGGCAACACAGACAGTACGGTCAAAGTTAAGAGATCCAAATACGGCTCGTAATGCAGACTTTGTTGGTCGTGCAGTTGCAGAAGGTATTCTATCTGCTTCTTATGTCATGCAGAAACCAGAGAACTTTGAAATCGGTCGTGTATTTAATGCTACAGGTACCGCTAAGTTTCCACGTGGTAAAACACTCGGTAATATAAATGTTCAACCCGAACGGATATCAAGTGAAGCAAATATCATTACAGAGCAAACTCTGATACCGAATCAGTTATACAATCCAGAACTACAGTTGAGACAGTACGGATCAATAACAGGTAAAACAAAACTTGCCCGTGGTATTACACTGTCAAAGTTTTTGGGTGGATATGCAGACCCTATCACACTTGAACATATCACAGATGACATTGAACGGCTGAAGATTGCACGTAATCTATATGTACATGCAAACTTTATGGAAGCATGTAATGAGTTTCTTGATAAATCAAATAAACATCGTCTGATTGTGGCTGAAGGTGTCTATAAAAAAGATGATGGTGAAACACTAGATGTTGACGGATTAAACTTCCTGGCATCACGTGGTCAGGTGGTTGTTTACGAATTAAGAGATTTAACAGGGCAGATTGACCTAGAAAAGACTTTTGACTTAGCAATTTATATCAAAGACTACTTGAACGTTGATAAACTAATTGTTGACTATGATTCATATAATGCGGACGGATCACTTAACTGTCAGCTTGTAGTTCAGATGCCACCTTGTGGGGCAACATGGGAACTTCGATATAGAAACATACTTGAAACAAGGTTCAATAACTATACACAAGCCAACGGCGAACTTGTAGAAATTATATAAATAGGATTAACTAATTAGAGGTTTTTATGGCTAGAGCATATTCTATAGAAGACGCCAATCTTAGTAAATCTATCATCAGTTCTAGGACTGTAGATTTTACTGATATTGACTTGACCTTCTCACATAAGCCTTCGGGTGATATTTACAAGAAAATAGATGCTGCGGCCGTAAAACAGTCTGTAAAGAATCTACTGTTGACTACCAAAGGTGAAAAACCTTTTCAGCCTAACTTTGGCTCAAACCTCAATAGTGCTCTGTTTGATTTGGATACTGAATATGACCCAGAGTATATTTCTGACATTATGGCAGAAGCAATAGAAAATTATGAACCAAGGGCTAGAGTGTTATCCATTTCAGTCCAAAACAAACCAGAAAACAATTCACTAGATGCAAGTATTACGTTTCAGGTTACAAACACTCAGGAAACAGTAAGCATAGATATATCACTAGCGAGGCTTAGATAAATGACCGCTACAGTTATTAAATCATCGGATCTTGATTTCGAGAATATCAAGCAATCCCTTAAAAATTATTTTAAACAGCAGAGTCAATTTGCTGACTATGATTTTGAGGCATCAGGTCTGAACAACATCTTGGATGTTCTAGCATATAATACACACGTGAACGGCCTTACTGCTAACTTTGCAATCAATGAATCATTCTTGAATACAGCTCAACTTCGGTCCTCTGTTGTATCACATGCAGAGACACTGGGGTATGAGGTTCGGTCCATGACCACAGCCAAGGCTATCGTTAACCTAAGTGTTAACCTAGCGGGTGTGTCAGGTCGTCCACCTCAAATCCAATTACCGTCGGGTTGGACATTTACATCATCTATTGACAACGTGTCATATACATTCCGTACACTTGAAACATACTTTGCTCGTGATGATGGTACTGGTAACTATGAGTTCAAAACATCACTAGGTGCTACGGATATTCCAATTTTTGAGGGTATTGAAAAGACAAAGACATTCTATGTTGGCGAAAAGAGTGAACGGCAAATCTTTGTAATGCCAGATGAAACTATTGATACAGCAACAGCTAGTGTTCTTGTATATGATACTGCCACTGCAACAAACTACGTCACATACACACCATTGAAAAAAGCGGTAACCATTGACAAAGACACCACGGTATACACTATCCGTGAGGCTCCAAATGGATACTATGAATTGAACTTTGGTGACGGTGTATCATTCGGTAAGAAGCCAGACCCAGGTAATAAGGTTGTGGTAACATATTTGTCCACAAAAGGTCCAGCTGCAAATAACGGAACAACTTTCTCATCAAACAGCGATATCACTGTTCTTGGTCTTGACTATCCAGTAGTTGTTACAACTACAACAGAGTCTACTGGTGGTTCCATTAAACAGTCTATCGAAAGCATCAGACAACTTGCTCCTATTGCATATGCAGCACAACAGAGACTTGTTACAGCTATCGACTACAAAGGTATTATCCTCAGTAACTTTACTGACGTGACCGACTGTAACGTATGGTCCGGTGACCAAAACGTGCCACTTGACTACGGTGCTGTTTATGTGTCACTAAACTTCCCTGCAAACACAGCGGCATCCGTGAAAACAAAAGTAAAGGCCGATATTGTAAGCAACTTTACAAATAACTTGTCCGTTGTATCAATGACAACTAAGTTTGTTGATCCGACAGATATGTTCTTGGAACTGAATGTAGGGTTTAACTTTGACCCTGCACTTACAGGTTTCACACTTGCTGCAACAGAGAGTTCGGTTTATAACTTTATTCTAAAATACTTCACAGATAACCTTAACAAGTTTGACAAGATATTCCGTCGCAGTAACCTACTGACAGAAATCGATGCTATTGATACAGCTATCTTGTCAAGTAAATGTGACGTGAAGGTACAACTTCGGTTCGAACCTACTATTGGTAAAACACGCACGTTTGAACTTCAATTCCCTATGGCACTTGAAGGCCCTGATGATATCAGTCACATTGTTACATCATCGGTCTTTGAATACCAGAATGCAATCTGTAATATCAAGAACAAGTTGAACTCTACAACACTTCAGGTTGTTGACATTGACGGTAATGTTCTTCTTGATAATGTAGGTGAATATGTGCCAGCAAAGGGTGAGGTTAAAATTGTAGGGTTTGCCCCACAAACATTTATCGGTGGTAATCAATTCATTAAAATTTCTGCAAAACCACTGAATCCTTCGGTTATCAAACCGCTTCGGAACTATGTTATCCGTATTGATGCCGATGAATCGTTTACAACTGCTACACTAGATAGACAGAATACATCATTAACGGTATAAAAATATGGCTCATACAGGTTTTGCACAAACAGTAAGGCACTACAACCGACACGATATTAACTTTAATAAAAGTATTGTGTCTGAAGTTCTGCCTGAAAATTTTAGAGCAGACTATCCAAATCTGATTCAGTTTCTAGAAGCATATTTTGAGCATCTAGACAGTGCAGATAACTTCGGTGGTGTTATCGAAGAACTGCAGACAATCAGAGATATTGAAGATGCAAAACTAGAATATCTTGACCTGTTGTTTGATGAAATAGGTCTAGGTGTTTCACAGGCTACATTTACAACACCTAGAGAGGTTATCAGAAACTTTGGTAACTTCTTTAGAGTTAAAGGATCCGAATACTCTATCCATGGGTTTTTCAGAGCATTCTTTAACGAAGAGGTAGAGATTATCCACCCTAAGGATAGTCTATTCATTGTTGGTTCATCAACGGTTGGTACTGAAGATGCAAAGAAATTACAAGATGGTAAACTGTATCAGGTATTCTCTACACTGATTAAAGGCCCCATCCCTTTACTTGATTGGGCCGAAACATATAGACGTTTTGTACACCCTGCAGGATTTTATCTTGGTGCTGCGGTTGTTATTGAATCGGAACCTAAGGTTTCAATAGGCACTGGTACATCAATACCAGATATCAATCCAGATATAAATGTATTCAGTACCGCTAAATTTACATTGATACCAGAAGGCGAAGTGATTGGTGCACTTTCTGGACCGTCTTCACTTGCTGGTCTATATGATGGTGATGATTCAGATAGAATTAATCCAGATGCAAACATCTATGCGGCACAGGGTTACTATACACCTGGTTATGTGGCCGATAGTGCAAACTTTGCTTTACGTGACCGCTATAGCTTATATAGAAATCTTAATGATTATAAGACACTTACAATCACAGATGTGGAAAAATATTACAGCAGTCTGTACGAATGGGCTGGATTCTATCAGTCGTTCGATGATTATGCCGATTCTGCTAATGCTTCTGCAATTAGGTTCTCATCCACGTTCGATGACTTTAGTGCAAGGGTATATTTTAGAAAGTGACAATAACCTTTATAAATAGAGTTACTAGGTTTTAGGAATTAAAAATGGCAAGACAAATTATTAATACAGGCACTGCCGGGAATGACGGCACAGGTGATGACCTCCGGACCGGTGCAACCAAAATTAATGACAACTTCTCTGAAGTGTACGGCGATATCGCTGCGCTTCAGATACAAGTAGGTTCATCTGGTAGCCTAGACGGTATTGCATTCGACACACGAGCAATTGTCTTTGAAGGTGCGACTGATGATTCCAATGAGACTCGGTTACAGGTAGTTGATCCTACCTCTGATAACACTATCACCTTGCCAGATAGTACAGGCACAGTTGCTCTCATTGATGATATCAAACGGTTGATTGATTCAGATTATATCTCGTTGCTTACAGGTACCGCATTTGACTCTGGTTCTACATTAACCATTGTTCAGGCTAACTCAATTGATTCAGCCGATGCCATTGCAATTGTTGATTCTGCTTATGTTAATCTCAGAGTTGATACTCCTGATCTTACAGCACATGCCGGAAATATTGTACCAGCCGCAGATAGTACATATGATCTTGGTGATTCAAACTTGAAGTGGAGAGATTTGTACTTAAGTGGTCAAACGATTCATCTTGCTGGTGAAAGACTTGGATTCGATGGAACAAACTTTACATTCTCACAGCCGGTTTCCTTAGGTGAAAATAACGTTTCCATAGATTCATCAAATGGTTTCTTTGTAGGTGGTGGATTTATTACAGGTCCTTGGAGAACAGGAAGTTATGCATCAAACAACGGTGGCGGGATGCTACTTGGTGGTAATACTATCCAGCTTGCTACAGTTGATGAAGCCGTAACAGCAGAACTTCACACAAATCAAACAATATTTAATTTTGGATTTGACTCGACTGAGAATGTAGGAACTTTAGCGGTACCTACAGTGAATACTGCGGGTCTCACTTCAACTGCTGGACAAGCTTTATTTAGAGGTAAAGGTTCTATCTCATACCATAAAGATTCGAATCGCTTTAACTTCTATGATGATCAAGGTTGGTTCTCAATTAAGAGAAACTTGATTGAAGCTTCAGATATTTCAACAACAGTTGATTCTGATTATGTTCAAGCACGTGCAGTTGAGCTTGACATGAGAAATTACACAGTGGCTACTGTCCCAACAGGGCAACATGGTAAGATGATATTTGTTACTGACGGAGCTTCAGGTGACCCATGTCTTGCCATATTTGACAGTGCCGCAGGTTCATATAAACGAATTGCTCTAGGCGCAGCCATTAGTACTTAATAGGATATAGAAAATGCCAGCAGTTATTACAGACACCTTGAGACGACAAATTGCTCGTGACTTCTTCGATCAATTTCAAAACCAGACAGCAAACTATTATGTTGGGATTGGTAAATCAGAGCCATGGGACTCAAATGAGACAGTCCCTACTCCTGTAAACAATCCAGAAACTATTGCTGATTTTCGTGATGTCGTACAATCTATTAAGAAAGTAAAGTCAACCTCACTTGTTGTTCCACGTAACAACTGGTCAAACGGTAACATTTACTCACAGTATGACGATCGGTCACAAGGTTATCCCACACAGCCATATTATGTAAAGAACGAGAACAACCAAGTCTATGTCTGTTTAGAGGCTGGTAGAAACAGACTAGGTGTTGCTCAACCTTCTACTGTTGAACCAACTGGATCAAACAACGATTCATTCCGTACAGCTGATGGTTATGTGTGGAAATTCTTATATACAATTAGTGCAGCAAAGCAAGAACAGTTTCAATCCTCAAACTTCATGCCTGTGCAGAAACAGGCTTCTACAGATTCTAACTCTACTGGTATTGAGTTAAAACAAAAAGAAGTACAGGATAGTGCAGTATCTGGCCAGATTTTGTCCGTCATCATCACAGATGCTGGTACAGGATTTACTGGTGTGCCTACAATCACGTTTACCGGTAACGGTACAGGTGCTAAGGCTATTGCCGATATTGATTCTGCAACTGGTACACTATCTCGTATCCGTATGCAAGACAGTGGACAGTTTATTACACATGGTAGTGGGTATTCCACAGCACAAGTTGCTATTAGTGGTGGTGGAGGTGCTGGTGCATCTGCTCGTGCAGTATTATCATTTAACGATTCGGGTGTAGGTTCAGATGCTCGTGTGGATCTAAAATCTGCATCAGTTATGTTCCACACAATGCTAGAAGGTACTGACAGCGGATTCTTGTTAAACCAAGACTTCCGTCAGGTTGCACTTATTAAAGATCCACTTGATTTTAACGGCTCAAAGATTACATCAAATACAGCAAGCTGTTTGAAATTCATGCGTCTGTCCAGTACAGTGCAAGCATTTACAAAAGATAAGATTATTGAAGGCCAAACAACTCTAGCACAAGCCTACATTGATGATATTGACTCTGACAAGATTTACTATCACCAAACAGATACAACAGGCTTCACTGCATTCCAAGATGGTGAGATTATTGAAGAAACAAATGGTCCTGGCCAAGGCATTATTGACTCTGCCTTAATTAACCCACCTGTGGATGCTTCTACTGGGGACATCCTATATATTGATAACAGGGCTCCAGTGTCAAGAACTACAACACAGGCTGAAGATATAAAAATTATTCTACAATTCTAAAGGTTAGAAAATGGCAACACAGTATACCGATACCCTCTTCGCAACGAAGTATAAAGATGATTTTGCTGACAGTGATGGTTACTATCGGATTCTCTTTAACAGCGGTAGGGCTCTGCAGGCTCGTGAACTCACACAGATGCAGACGATTATCCAAAAGCAGATTGAGAGATTTGGTAATAACATATTCAAAGAAGGTGCAGTTGTAAAACCAGGCGGTCTATCAATCGACACTGGTTATGAGTTTGTAAAACTAGACAACACATCAACTTCTACTTCTGCGGCTGTTGGAGATATTCTGACAGGTGCTACATCAGGTATTAAGGCTGAGGTCCTACAAGTTGTTGCCGCTTCTGGATCTGAACCTGTAACCTACTATGTTCGGTATGTAAACACATCTGCAGCTGCCTCATCACTGACAACACCACGTTTTACATCAGGTGAGAGTCTCGGGTCTGGTCGTATTGTACAGATTACAAATACAGCCGCTAACCCTGCTATCGGTAAAGGTACACGTGCAACCGTAGGTGAAAGTATCTACTTCACTCAAGGCTTCTTCGTATATACAGAGGCACAAACTGCTATCATTGCCAAGTATGATGATGCTCCAGATGCCAATGTCGGATTCCGTATCAAACAACAGGTGTTCAGTGTTGATGATGATAATGATTTATATGACAATCAAGGTACATCAGTAAATACAACAGCGCCTGGTGCAGACCGTTACAAGATTACACTTGAACTTGTATCGGAAGATCAAGTGGACTCAGATGAAAACTTCATCCACGTGGCCACAGTTAAAAATGGTGCCATCTTTACTGCTGTATCTGCACAGACAAACCTACAGTATAATATCCCACGTGACATGATTGCTACACGCATTCGTGAAAACTCTGGCGATTATATTGTAAAACCATTCCGTATCTCGTTTGAAAAAGATTCAGCCTCTACACACTTGCTTCTCAAGGCTAGTGATGGTATCGTGGTTGTGGATGGTTATCGTGCTGCTCGTTTTGCCCCAACAGATTTACGGATCAAGAAACCTGCTGAGACATTAAAACTGGATGGTGAATTTTTACCAGTTGACTACGGTAACTATGTTGACGTGCTTGCTGATTCAGCAATCGGTGGTCCAGATATTACAACGTTTGCCAAACAGAACCTAAGAGATGCTAGAAACTATGGTGGTTCAACCATCGGTACGGCTCGTGTAAGAGCAGTGCATGAAAATGGTGCAGACCTTCGGTATCACCTCTTTGATATTCAGATGAACTCTGGTAAATCATTCCGTGATGCCAAGTCAATCGGTACAGGATCCAGTAACTACTTTAACCCATTACAAAGTGGTACAAACACAATCATTGAGGACCCACTGAATAACACATTGGTTTATCCTACGTTGAAAAACCGTCCACGTGTTATTGATCCACAGAATGTTGAGGTACAAATTCTTCGGTCTGGTACATCAGATGCATCTGGTAACTTTACCGTTAGTATTCCAACAAACTATGCATTGGACAACGCAGGTGACTGGTTGATCTTTACCGATGCATCAAATGGTGGTCTGCTAGATAACTCAACACTGGGTGGTTTGACAACAGGTTCTAATACCACAACAATTACAGGTCTGCCAAACAGTGCCCCTATTAAGGCATATGTTTACGGTTCAACATCTTCACCTGTTGTTCGTGCAAAGACACTTGCAACTAATCAGACTGTTTCAACTACGGTTCAGACAGATGCAATTACAGGTGAACAGTTTGTTGACCTTGGTAAACCAGACATCTTTAAAGTACACCGTGTAAGTCTGCAAGACTCATCCGGTGCAGATGTTGCATATAAATTTACACTTGATAATGGTCAGCGTGACAACTTCTATGGTCTAGGTCGGATGGTCCTAAATGGTGGACAGTCTGCCCCTTCTGGTAATGTCTATGTTAAATTTGACCACTTTAACCACGGTGCCGGTAACTTCTTTGCCGTTAACTCTTACACAGGTGTTGTTAACTATTCAGAAATACCTAGTTACACATATACAACTGGTAAGAAAATTAACCTGAGAGATGCCATTGACTTCCGTCCAGTTGTTAACTCATCTGGTAACTTCACAGAAGCTAATCTGTCTTATCTTCCTCAACCTACAGACTTGATTACATCTGACAATACATATTATCTTGCTCGCTCATATAAATTGGTTATTGACCGTGAGGGTAATTTCCAAATTATTAACGGACAAGATGCATTTGCTCCTGCATATCCACAGGCACCGGATGGCACATTACCTCTTTACAACTTCAGACTGAATCCAAATACCTTGGATGAAAATGATGTGTTTGTGGAGAAGATTGATCACCGTAGATACACTATGGATGACATCAACCTGCTTGAAAAGCGGATCACAAACCTAGAAGAAGTTACATCACTTAACATGCTAGAACTGCAGACAAGTAACTTTGAGGTTCTTGACTCTGCTGGTCTGAACAGAACAAAGTCTGGATTCTTTGTTGACAACTTTACAACACACCGTCTGGCTGATGTTTCTGCTCCGACTTATCGTGCATCGATTGATCCATCAGAAGGAATCATGCGGCCGACATTCTCAGAAGATAATATCCGTATGATATTTGACTCTGATAATTCAGTGGGTGTTGTCCGTCGTGGCGATAACGTGTACCTCGAGTATGACGAAGAAACATATATCGAACAACCGTTTGCTACTAAGGCTACTGTAATTAACCCATATACAACATCGGTTTATACAGGCAACCTTAAGTTATCACCTGCATCAGATGAATGGCGTGATACAAACGTTGCATCTCGGACAGTGATTGATGGTGGTTCAAAACTTGCTACATCCACTGCGGCTAACTGGAATAACTGGGAATGGAACTGGGGTGGTAAAGATATTGACGACCTCAAGGTTGGTGATAAAACAAATACAATTACAAAGACCAGTGGATCATATGTCAACAAGACTGTAAACAAAGTTGTATCCGAACAAACCGTTGAAGAGGTTATCGGAACACGTGTGTTACAGGTTGCTATGTTGCCATTCATGCGTTCACGTATTGTGTCTATTCGTGCACGGGGTCTACGTCCAAATTCAAATGTGTTCTTATTCTTTGATGGTATCAACATGTCAAGTTATGTGCGTGAGGCGGCATTCGTGCAGTACTCAACAAACACTAAGGACTATGGTAATACACTGAGGAATAAAACAACACACATTGACGGTTCTGGCGCATTGACCACAGACCTGTCAGGTGCAGTTGATATTTCATTCATGGTACCGAATAACAGCACACACCGATTCCGTGCTGGTACACATGAAATCAAAGTTATGGATATTAGTGTAAACAGAGAAAGGTTTGCCGGTACCATTGCTCGTGCAATTTATACTGCACAGGGTTTTCTTGATACGGTACACCAAGATATTAAATCAACCCGTATACTTGAAGTTGAAGGTCAGAAAACACAAATTTACACACCAGTTGCAAACTATAACAGAAACGATGATAACGATGATAATGACTACTCAGGTAGGGGTGTCACAATCGTTAACGGCCAAGGTAGTTCTTGGACAAACGATCCAAAGGATGATTACGGTATCGGAACATTTGGTGAGTTTGAAACCAGAAAGGATCCACTTGATCCATTTGGTGGCGCAGGGCCTAAGATTGACCATGACCATAACGATGGTGGTAGTAACGATGGTGGTAAGATCATCTGTACTGCACTGCATCAGATGGGTCTGTTACCATATGATATCTTCGCTGCTGACCAAGAATATGGCCGCCTACTTGCAATAACACATCCGAATATTGTAACTGGTTACCATGCTTGGGCACAAGTTGTTGTTGATTGGATGAACGGTGTTGAAGATGCACCTAATGTTATGCCATGGGTCAAAGATGATGCAGAGCGGATTGAACGCACAAGGGTTTGGGCAATTACATGGGCACAGGCCATCGCCACACCATGGGCCATCCAAATGGCGCACGAAATGGGTATCCGTGAAAAGGGTAGCAAACTTGGTAAATTCTTAATGTATGTAGGTTATCCAATCTCATCATGGGTCGGTAAATCTGGTAAGACACCAAATGCATTTACTATGATTGCATTGTTCACATTACTCAGGGGGATTACCTTACTTGGTGGCAAACCTAAATACTTTGAAGATACGGTTACGGAGAAAAATTAAATGTCACTAAACAGTTTAGGATATCAACAGAATAAAAATCCGATAGCCCAATCATTTTATGTAGATGAGGCACGGGGAATATATGCAACTAAAATCAAGTTGTATTTCAAATCAACGTTTACTCCAACGGCTAACCTGCAGTTGCCTATATCATTGCATATTCGTCCTATGCGTAACGGTATGCCTTCAGATGTAGAAATTATACCAGGTTCAACTGTGTATGTTGCACATAACCTAGTTAATACATCCACAGACGGTACATCTGCTACGGACTTTGTATTTGATGAACCTATTTTCTTAAATGGTTTGACCGACTATGCAATCGTTGTTTATGCAGAAACTCCAGAGTATGAGATTTGGATTTCTGAGATAGATGAACAGATTGTAGGGTCTGCTTCAGCTCGTGTGAATGTAAATCCAAATCTTGGTTCTTTGTTCTATTCACAGAACGGCGCTACGTTTAGTGCAAACCAGAAGCAAGACCTGAAGTTTGACATTGTTCGTGCCAAGTTTAAGACAAATCAAACAGCAAAAGCCGTGTTGACAAATGCTTCTGTGCCACGTAAACTATTAAACACAAACTCTATCAGAGTGTTTGAAGGTGACAGTGATGTACGAGTGTTTAGCATTAACCACGGTCTACAAGTAAATGATACTGTTTCTATTGAGGGATCAACTGCTGTAGGCGGTATTCCTGCGGCAACATTAAATGGTGACCATACAATTACCAAAATTGATGCAGGTGGATTTGAATTTAAGGTTAACACAACCGCTGACTCTGATGAAGTAGGTGGTGGTTCAGATATACTTTCCACAAAGAATATTCCATACTCATTGGTTTGGCCAAACATGGCAACATTAAAACCAAGTGGAACAAATATGTATGCGGCATACAAAGGTACTTCAGGTAAATCATTTGCCGGAGCTGAAACACCATATACAGTAGATGCAGATTTCACATCAATTAATCTGAACAAGAATAACTTTGCTTTGGAATATAACTATGTGATTGCTGCAGACTCTATTGCAGATGCTGAAATATCAATCGGCGCAAAGACTGCTGAGATGGAAGTCCAAATGACTTCTGATAACAACTTTGTATCACCTATGATTGACCTACAGAGATCTTCATTGACTCTTGTGGATAACATCATTGATAACCAAGACTCTGCGGCTACATCCGGATTTAATGTACCGATTAACTTTGTTAATGAAACAGATGCAAGACGTGGTACATCTGCCGCTAAACACATCACAAAGGTAACCACTTTGGCACAAGCGGCTGTAGGCCTCAAGGTTCTGGTTACCGCTAACAGACCAAAGCCTGCTGGGATAAAATTATACTACAGAACTGGAAATGAAAATGATATATTGGATGCAGAAGATTGGACATATATTGCCAGTACCTCAAATAACCCACCAGATGATAACCAAAACATCTTCCGTGAGTATGAGTATCTGATTGGCGGTCTTGGTGGTACCCTTGCGGCATTTACCAAATTTCAGTTAAAGATTGTTATGACTTCAACAAACTCTGCCAAGGTGCCAGTTATTAAGGATCTAAGAGCTATAGCATTGAGTGTATAATGGAATGGAAAAATGTTGAAGGCCATCCAGGCCTAGTGAAAAATGAAGATGGTGTTGTATTGAATACTAACACAGCAGAAGTAGAGGCGGCAAGAGCCAGAAAAAAGGCTTGGAAGGATAAACAAAAAGAGTTTGATGAGTTAAAGAACGACGTGTCTGAACTCAAAGACATGATGAAACAAATCATAGAGAAGTTATAATGGCACGTAAGGTAACCGTCAGTAAATCCAATACCATCCAAACATGGATGCAAAAAGTCAACCAGATGTCGGATTACATCGAGGATCTGGATGACTTGGATACTACCTTTGATTCTGGTGGTAGTGGTAACGACAAAAGCATTGTTGTTGCTACAAATTATCTGTATTCCATAATTGATACGGTCAATAACCAACTATTCGGCGGCGCTGGCAGCCCAAAACTTACAGCAAAAATTATTGCTGACTCTGGCGGCTTTAACAAGTTACACGTAGATCAGTTATTCAACTACGATTCCGCTATGCCAGGACCGGGCATTGGTGACAGTGATTATCTGTGGTTCGGTGATTCGGTTGGTACAAGTAAGTTTGATTATAACTCTGACAGTACTTCATTTGGTACACTCACGATAACAAATCTTGAAG